AAACGAAGCAAACGCTGCGACGCTTGAAGCGATCACGCGGCACGCTAAAAAGCGAGGCTGGGGCGTGCGGCACACATCTGCGGGAAAAGACGGTCGAGCGAGCTCGCGCTACGTGCAGGTTCCGGGGCGTGGCGAGGTGCGAGTGTCTGACCACTCTTTGCCGTCCACGCCGCAGCGCGAGGCGATGCGGTCAGAGCGTGGGCCGCGTTGGAGCGGCGAGGTCCATGTCGGCAATCACTCTAAGGCCAGCATCACGCGGATGATGCGTCTGATCGCCTTGGCAAGCGGCGGTCGCTACTCCGACGACTAGGGACTTATCCCCCACACGCCGAACCCGCCTATCTTATCCGACACTGGAGCAATTGCGGCATAAGGTGTTGTGATGGCGCGGAAACCCCGCACCACGAAGACGAAAGGGAAGGCGGGTGTGGCGAAGGCCAAGGCCCATTCCCCGGAGCACGCCGCAGAGCTTGAAGCCCGGAAGGCCGCGAAGGCCGCAGAGCGCAAAGCCAAGGCCGCTGAATGGCGCAAGGCCAAGGCCGAAGCTTCAAAGGAAGCGACCCAGGGCAAGCCCCCGGAAAAGCTCCCCCAACACGAAAACGCCTATCCCTACTCTCGAGAACTCGTGGATCGCATCCTCGCGACGTGCGCGGTTGAGGAAATCGGCCTGCGCAAGTCCTGCGAGAAACACGGCCTGCCCTACACCGTCATGTGTGGCTGGGTCAGCCATGACATTGACGGCATCACCCTCCGCTGGATGCAGGTCAAACGCCTTCGCGGCTTCGCCTTGGTGGATGAGATTCTGGACATCGCCGACGACACGGCGGCCGACTTTGTGAGGACGGAAGAAGGCCTTGCCTTCAACCGCGAGCACGTCCAGCGCTCTAAACTCCGCATCGAAACCCGCCAATGGTTGGTCAAGAATATCCTCCGCGACCTCTTCGGCGACAAGGTGGCGCTGATCGGGGGAGGGGAGAAAGACCCGCCCATATCCGCCAAGGTGGACCTAACAGCGTTGACCGATGACCAGCTCCGCGCTCTCGAAACAATCGGCGCTCCAATGGCTGGCGCGTCCTGAAGCCAAGATCGAGATCGAGAAGGAACTCTGCCGGCGATCGTTGGCTGAGTTTGTGCGGCGCGCCTGGCACGTTCTTGAACCCACGACGCCCTATGTCCACGGCTGGCACATTGACGCCATATCCGAGCACTTAGAGGCGGTGTCGCATGGCTCCATCACGCGCCTGCTAATCAATGTTCCGCCAGGTTCTATGAAGTCGTTATTGGCTTCGGTCTTCTGGCCCGCTTGGGAATGGGGACCGCTCGGCCGGCCGCAGACCCGTATCATCGGGGCAAGCTACGAACTTCAGGGCCTCGCCACCCGCGACGCTCGCAAGATGCGCCTCTTGGTGCAAAGCGATTGGTTCCAGAAGCGATGGCCCATTGCCTTCGCCGCGGATCAGGACGCCAAGATGCGCTTTGAAAACCGCGCCACTGGATGGCGAGCGGCCAAGGCCATCACCTCGCTCACCGGCGAACGGGGCGACCGGCTCATCATCGACGATCCGCACTCAATCAAGACCGCGGAAAGCGACGCGAACCGGGCCGAAGCCCTGATGAACTTCCGCGAGGCGGCGCCGTCTCGCCTTGTGGATCAGGCCAAGTCCGCGATCATCGTCATTATGCAGCGGGTCCATCAAGAGGACATCGCGGGCTACATCATTGAACATGAGCCCCACTACCAAAAGCTCATCCTCCCGATGGAGTTTGAGGCGGATCGGCGGTGTGTAACCAGCATCGGGTTTGAAGACCCGCGGGAGGAGGAAGGCGAGCTTCTGTTTCCCGCCCGCTTTTCGCGCGAAGTGGTGGACCGCGACAAGCGGACCATGGGCGAATATGCGGTTGCCGGGCAGTTTCAACAGCGACCAAGCCCGCGACAAGGCGGCCTGTTTAAAGCCGACCGCATCAAGATCGTGGATGCCATCCCAGACGGTGTGCGCGATTGGGTGCGCGCTTGGGACTTGGCCGGCACGGAAGGGGCGGGGGCCTGGACCGCAGGCGTGCTCATGGGCCGCCATAAGGACGGCTACATCATCGCCGACGTGGATCGGTTCCAGCTCTCTCCTGGGGCGGTGCAGAACCGCATCAAGGAGGTGGCGAAGCTCGACGGCAAGCGCATCCCGATCCGCATCCCGCAAGACCCAGGGCAAGCGGGGAAGGGGCAGGTGCAGGACTACGCCAAGGCTTTGGACGGCTTCATCCTCAAAGCCGTGCCGCCCACGGGCGACAAAGAAACCCGCGCGCTTCCCCTTGCGGTGCAGGTGGAGAACGAGCGGGTGCAGATGCTTCGCGGCGAGTGGAATGACGCCTTCCTTGCCGAAATGCGCTTGTTCCCCGCGGGCCGATACAAAGACCAGATCGACGCCGCGGCCGATGCTTACGCTGAGCTCGTCGCTCTGCCCTCAACACCAACCCTAGCCGCCCCTCTGGGGGCCACACGCCAATCCGCCTTCTACGGACAGGCGGGATAGGAGATCGCCATGCGCTCTGAGATTTTAAAGGCGGCGGTTGGCATCGCCTTCGCCAAAATGATCCGCGGCGGAAGCTCAGCCGCATACCACCGCCTAAAGCGCGGGCAAACCGGGCTTCGCGCAAAAGCGCAGACCCACCTCAACAACCCGGACGCCGATGACGACGACATATGGGATGACGGTGGATTGAAAGGGCGCGCTTATGAACGCCGCGCAGCTCAAGAGGCCGGACAGCGTGCGCGGATCGGACGCATTGGCCGCGCCATGGAGTATCTGCGTGAGCGTCGCCAAGGCATCTGGGAAAACTATCGCGATCGGACTGGAAGGGACGATTGACCATGCCCAAGGGTCTTCTGCGCGGCGGATCTAAGCGCCTTTCCATTAAAGCTCGCCGCGCCGCCAAGCTCGCTGGCCAAGTGGCGGATGCCTATCGCCAGTTCGACATGCCGGAAAACCACACGCTCTGGAACACGGTCGCCGACCGCTATGGCGAGGCCGCGTCTGGACTTGAATCACGTCGCCGCGGCGCTCGCATGGACGGCGGGGCTAAACGGAAGGGGCTCTACAAAATGCGCTCACCGATCCTCAAAGCCGCGGTTGACGCGGCCCATGAAACCGCTGTGGAGAAGGGCCTTTTCTCCAGGCCTAAGCCCAAGGTCGCCCGGAACAGCGTCGGCCAGCCAAAGCCTACGGGCGTCAAGGCCTATCGCATGGGCAACATCCGTATCCTCGTCGGGCGGGGCAAGGACGGCCAGACAAGAATCAACTGGGGCAGGGTGTCAAAAGCGAAGAAGGGCATGCTGGCCCTTTTGCGCGGGAACCGCCTCGCCAATCGCTCCATGAAGAACGAGAAAGCCCCATCCAACGCGCGCGCGTGGGACAAGGAGCGCAAGCGCTTGGCCATGGCCCAAGCCTACGCCGGCCGCCGCGCCTATCGCTCTGTGAAGTAAGGCGAACCCCATCCCATGACCGAGCCCCGCTTCACCGCGCAATCCCTCATGACCACCTTGGGGGATACAGGCCTCAGGGCCTATGGGGGTTACGTCTCGGAGGAGTTTCTGCCCGAGCTCGCGGGCAATCGGGGGCTGAAAACCTATCGCCGGATGGCGGCAAACGATGAGACCATTGCGGCCATCCTCCGCGCCTGCGAGAGCATGATCCAAGGCGTGGAATGGACATGGACCGCAGTTGACAGCACGCCCGAAGCGGAGAAGGCCAAGGAGTTCGCGGAAGAGATCATCGAGGACATGGACACGCCCCTTAGCGACGTGATCGCTGAGGCTTGCACCATGTTCACCTATGGCTTCGCGCCTCTCGAAGTGACTTACAAGCTCCGCAACGGGAAGGGGAGCCGGTTCACGGATGGGCGGTTTGGCCTGAAAGACATTTCCCTCAGAGCCCAGACCAGCCTTGTGCGCTGGGAAATGGACCCCAAAACCGGCGCCCTTCACGGAATGCATCAGCTTTCGACGTGGAACGGCATGGCCTTCATCCCGCGGGAAAAGCTCGCTCTGTTCCGCACAACGTCGAACAAGAACAACCCGGAAGGGATGAGCTTCCTTCGGGGGGCGTACCGCTCTTGGTATTTCAAGGCCAAGATTCAGGAGATCGAAGCGGTCGGCATTGAACGCAACAATGCGGGCCTTCCCCTTATCAAGATCCCCGGCCGGTATCTGGACCCGAGCGCAAGCCCTGAGGAAAAGGCTTTTGCTTCGGCTATGGCGGCGCTTGGTTCGCGCATCCGCAAGGACCAGCAAGACTCCATCATCGTGGCCTCGGACAGGGACGCGACCGGCACGCCGCTTTTGGAAATCAGCCTCCTCACCACGGGGGGCAAGACCTTCTCCGCGACTGAGGTGATCCAGCGCTATGACCGGGCTATGGCCCGCTCTGTGCTGATGGACTTCCTGTTTTTGGGGGAGGGCTCGGTCGGCAGTTTCGCGTTAAGCGCAGACAAGACCGCGCTCTTTGCCCAAGCCCTCGGGGCCTACCTGAAACGCATCGCCGACACGTTCAACAAGGACGTGATGGACGTGCTGTGGCAGGCCAACGGCCTCGATCCCAAGATGAAGCCAAAGCTGACGCCTGGCGACCTTGAGAACCGCAATGCGAACGAAATCGTCGGCGCTCTGGCGCAGATGGCCGCCGCAGGGGCGACGGTGTTTCCAGATCGCGAGCTTGAGAACCACATGCGCAAGCTCTTGGGCGTGCCCCAAGCCCCGGAAGATGACGGGACAGCGCTTCCTGACCAAGGGGCGCCGGGGATGGAAGACCCGGAACAAGACTGGATTTTACCCAACGGGAGACAGACATGAGCCCAATTCTGAAAGCCGCCGTCGCCGCTGCGCACGCGGACAACGCAGAGCGTATTGAGAAGAGCGGTCTTTCGATCCGTTTCAACAAGCCTCGGCGTTTCCTAGCGGGAAGCTCTAAACTCTACAGGGGCAAGCGCCTTAGCAGCGCGGGTCGCCGCAAGGAGGCAATCGACATGCAGGCCGCGATGGATCTAGTGCGAGATGCCCAACGGCCTAGCCACTTCGACTGGCTTCGCGACGGCGGAATCAAAGACGGGGCGTCGAAAATCGGGCGTGAGACCGAATCCCGAATTGTGGGCGGAAATCTGCGTCGCAAAGGCTCTTACAGCGGCCCCAAGTGACCTTCCTTTGCGAACCCATCGCCAAGCGCGGGGAGCAGGTCGAGACGATTGAGCAACTGGCGGAAAGCCTTGAGCCGGCAATGGCCCAAGCGGTGCGCCAGATGCTCGACGATCACGCCGACAGCGTGCCATTGGATGATCTTCAAGCGGCCCTAGAGGATGGCAACACCGCCGCGGTCTTGACCATCATCGGGGACATGCGCGCGGCGCGGATTCAAGCCGTGGTGGACGCGCTCCAGAACACGGCTTGGGCCGGCGGCCAACGTGAGGCGGGGAGACCTGTTCTCCAGGGTGTGCAATTCACCTTCAACCGGCTCAACCCGGCCTTGGTGACGTGGCTCGAAACCTACAGCCTGAACCTGATCCGTGAGATCGGGGAAGGAACCCGCCAAAGTGTTCGCACCATCCTTGTGGAAGGCATGCGGACAGGGGAGGGGCCAATCGCCACCGCCCGGAAAATCAAGGACGTGGTGGGGCTAACGGAACGACAGGCCCAAGCGGTCACAAATTACCGCCGAGCTCTGGAGACGATCCACGAAAAGCGCGGGGCCTCTGACTGGGGCTTGGGCCGGGAGATCGCCCGCCGCAACGGGCGGCAGGTCACAAGCGAGACCGACGGGATCAACCGCTATCGGTTGCGAGACTTTCGCTATGACGGGGTGACGCAACGGGCCTTGGAAACGGGCAAGCCCCTGAAGCCCGAACAGATCGCCCGCATGGTGGAAGCCTATGCCCGGAAGTATCGCCGCCACCGTTCCGAGATGATCGCCCGGACGGAAACCCTACGGGCTGCAAACGCAGGAGCCAACGAGACTTGGCGGCAGGCCATCGCCTCAGGGCTTGTGGACGCCGACCTCGTTCGCAAACGCTGGATCATCGCCCCCGATGAGCGGGTGTGTCCAATCTGTCGGCCCATTCCGAATCTCAACCCGCCGAAAGGCGTAAGGATGAGCGAGCCCTTTAAGACCCCGAACGGGACCGTGATGCTCCCGCCGGTTCATCCGTCATGCCGGTGCGGAATTATCTATCGGCTCTGGGAGCCGGAGCAACTTAAGCCTGGAGAGTGACCATGCGATCCGAGATTTTGAAAGCCGCTGTCGAAGCCGCGCACGCCAACAACGCGGAAGCGATCGAGAAGAGCATGATCCCCGGCGGGTCCAAGCGCATGGGCCGCAAGGTCAGCCGCGCATTGGTCCCGGCGGAGGGGCGCTTAAAGGCAGCCACCAAACTGGCCGATGCGTTTTACTACAGCCGCTATGGCCAAGGCGTGGGCGCGCGGACGATGCCAGCTCGGGTCACTGACTTTGTTTTCCCGCGCGCTCTGAACGCCATGAGCAGGGCAGGAGACAAGGTGGGCCGTCTCGAAAACGCGCGTGACTACCTTCGCCATCGGCAGAGCCGCAAGAGCAAGTAAACCCAACACTGGAGATTACCCCATGACCACCCCGCGCCTTTTGCGTCGCGTGCTTGCCAAGAGCGGCATTACCGCCCCGCCGATCCTGCCCACGGCAG